ATTGCGGTGAAGTTATTAAAAGAAAACTCCATTCTGTCTACTAATTTAACAGCACCACCACTAATTCTATCAATAGCAACATAACCCTCTGGATTAGTTACTTTAAATCCATTTGCGGTCTTGATGAACGTATCTGTCAAGCCCTTTACACTATTTAGTTTTTTTACAATTTGCATTTTAGCATCAACTAGATAGTTTTGAAATGTTATAACTTGTGTTAAATTATTAACGTGTTTACTCACTTCTCTCATATATTCTTTTTGTATATTCTTATATTTATCTTTACCTTTAGCACTTTTTGCTTTGTCTATTTGTTTTTGAAGTGACATTTCAATCCACTTAACATATCCCTGTGCGTGTTGTTTTGGGTTTTTAATAGTTTCTCCAGCACGAACTTTACTATTATTATACGTTTTAAGTGATGCTCCAGCAAGAGCTCCCGTCATACTTTCTTGTAAGTTTAAAAACTTCTTTAACATGACAGGATTTATTTTTCTAAATGTTGAACCTGTAGCGGATAATGCTGCAGTTACTTTATCTGTTTCAGAGGCAGTCATTGTTGATCTACCAGAAGTATCTTTGTATGTAGCATCATCCATCCATACAGTAGATGGTTTTCTTAGTCCAGATATGTTTGCACCAAAAGATGCTTTCATAGTCTGTAATGTTTTTCCTGTGTATGTTGTATGCCAAACAACACCAATTTTAGATTTAGCAATTACCCTACCAAGATTGCTATCAGTAGGAATAGCATAAACAATAGTATTAGGCTGAAAAGTGTGATACGATACCCCATCAATAGTTTCTTTTGAAACGTCATCTGTGAACATGAGGTCACCTTGTAAGACTCCTTTGATTCCAAGTTTTGAAAACTCTGAGAGTGCAATTTTGAATTTGTCATTTAATGCTCCAGATAAGTCTGCATCTATTTCTGAACTTGTCTTATATAATTTAGGACTTACATTAAATACTGATTTCTTTGCAACGAAAAACTTACCGTCCTCTGGATCAATACCAGCAAATATTGCAGGAGCTCCATCCCACTTAACAGTCATATTAACAGAAGACCTAGCAGAACCAGCCAACATATCTCTAAGAGATTGTAAAAAGTTAATTGCAGCTCTACCACCATCAACACCATAATTAAGGATTTCATCCTCTAGATGTTCTAGGTGTAAATTCTTACCACCTTTATCTTCATTCAGTTCAGAAAATTTTATCATGTCCACATAACCACCGATTTTTTGGGAGAAGGAGCATCAGCTTCAATCTTTGTATTAAATTTAGAACCAGATGAATTTGAAATAGATATCATAGTAAATTTAGGAAATGGCTTTTTATCTTTTTCTTCAAATCCTGTGACTAAATGTAACTTTGATATGTTATAAGGATTTACACCACCAGATTTATATATTTCTATAACTGCGATATAAAAATTGTTTAATTGTTTACCCTTTTCAACTAATTCTTGAGTGCTCTTTTTTGTATAATCATCTCTTTTACCTAAAACAGTATTGTTTCCACTTTTTCCACCATAACAAATTACAAGTGGTAAAGCAGTATTTCCAAACTTTGCTTCTGCCTCTAAAGTAGAACTGAAAGCAAAAAGTGATTCTGTTAAGTCTTCATACTTATCAACACTTCTTTCAACAGATTTTAATATCGCATTAATTGCTACATTAGCAGCAAAATTAGCTACTATCGACACAACTAATTTAAATCTATCTCTTGGCACTGAAGTTTGTTTAGATATACTTTCAATTTCTTTTGATACAGAAGATATGTCTATTAGTCCACCTTGAGGATTTGGAAAATATATTGGAGGTCTAGGCCTTGATTGCATTTTAGGTCTTGAGTTTAATTTGTTAACTAAACTAACATTACTATTATGAACTGTATTTATTTTCTTTACTAGAGTTTGTAAAACTATTAGTTCTTTTTTCATTTTTGGTGTAATTTGAACTTGTGAGCCAGGAGCCTCAACTAAATTAGAAAAACCAACTTCTCGTAAAATATTGTTTGCAGCAATAACACCTTTATCTTTACTTAAAATTCTATTAGTTACTTTTTCTGAAATATTTGTAATATTTTTAGCAACACTACTATATAATTTTTGAGTCCAACTTAAAAAAACTTTTATTCCAAGTGTTGCAACATTTTTAAATTTGTTTACCAAATCACCAAAAAATCCTTCAGTAAAAAGTTCTATTTCTTTTTCTGATAGATGTGAATATTCTTCTCTTTGTAAAATATCTAATAAATTTGATGGAAGATGTGGTGTGCCTTTTATTATATTTTTACTTACGAATGAACCAATTTTTCCTATTCTACCATCTCCAACACCCTTTTTTGCTGATATTTGATAAAAAGAAATTGTTTTACCACTACTATCTGATATTGTTACTTTACCATCAGACTCAGTTGTTGCACGTAGTATCTGCTCTTTCTCTGGTAATGGTTTAATATCATTCATTATAGAAAATAATTCTGATTTCTTTCCGTCTACAATTAATATTACATCTGCGGTATTATCTTTTTGTGCTGATGAATATTCAAATGATGATGGCAATCCTTTATAGTAAGATGACCCTATATTTTGATGAATAAAATCACTCATTTTTCCTAACTTTGAAATAGGAAATCCTAGATTAGAAAACCATTCGGCTAAAGGTTCGTGATTTCTTTTATCTTGAAGTAATGCTTCTGTCCAACTTTTTGCAATTTCAGAAAACTCATTATTTTTCATAATAGATTTTATTTTATCTGAAGTCAGATTGGGCCCACCCATTGCAACCAAAACAACCGCAGCCTCAAATATTTGAGTTCTTTTTCCAGCGTTGCTATTACCTTGTGGAAGTAAATCATCAATAGAAACAAAAACTTCCTCTGCTTCTAATATAGCGTGAACTTGATCTAACTTTGATTTAGAACTAATAGGTAGTCTTGGTGTAACTTGTTTTACACTTCGTTGTAACGACATCAACTTCTCCATTGGCACAAATATTTATTAGTATTTATATAAAAGAAACTCCTATAAACTTATAATACTACTGACAATAGAGCTAAGTGTTAACATAACTATCAACCATCCAATTAACATCAATAGTAATAGTTCTCCCTCAGTTGGTGGTCTTTTATCCATTATACCTTAAAATCTTTTATGGCTGAAAATTTGTCTGTGCTACTTCCAAACTTTGTATTGTCAAAGATAGCATCTTCTGGAAGTTGATTTTGTCCACTGTCAACTAAATCATCTTGTGCATTCGTATCTACATCAAACAATCTCATTTTAGAACGATCAATACCTAACACAAATCTTTTATTCATAGTTGGGTCATTATATCTATTCTTCAACTGTTTAACAACTATTTGGTTAAGTTCATCAAGTTCTTCATTACTAATAAGGGCAAACATAAAATCAGCTGTGGCTGGTAAGCCGAATGATTCAGATGTGTCTTCAAGTCCAATGTCAGTTGATGTAAAACCGCCTCTTGTCGTTTGCGTTGCTGACATGATGGGAACATTACATTCCACTGCAAGTCCTCGCAACTCTTCTGCAACACTTTTGATGTAACTATACGAGTTAACATTTTGTGCTCCTTTAAACCTACTAGATGCACATATATTTAGATAATCAATAAAAATGATATCTGGTTTAAAAGACTTCTTAATTGCAAGTTCTTTGATTAATCCTCTAAAATGAGAAGAGTGTGCAGATGCAGTTGGATATTCTTTGACAATTAACTTACCAGAAGTTTTCTTAATAATCTTTGCAATCTTATCATCAAACATTTTTTTTGGTAGATCATGTAAGTCTTCCATAGATATATTCATCAAGTTTGCATCAATACGTTCTGCAATACGTTCCTCTGCCATCTCCAAAGTAATGTATAAAACATTTTTACCTTGAGATAAAGAGTTTGCAGCCATGTGACACATAAACAAAGATTTACCAACACCTGTACCAGCAAGTGCAATATTCAGAGTTTTGGTTGGAAGTCCACCCTTTGTAATCTTGTTAAAAAACTCTAGGTCAAAAGGAATACGTTCCTCTACTTTATGATAAAACTCAAACCTTGAATCTGAATCCAACAAGTAATCGTGACCAACAGCATTATCAAAACTGACTGCCAAGGCATCTGTGAGAATACTTGGTATAGAATCTGGAGTTCTCTTTTTATCTTTTCCATCAATAATAGATATTCCATCCACAATTGCATTGTATATCGCCTTATCTTTACAAAACTTTTCAGTCGTGTCTAACAGCCAGTCCATATCAACGTCTGTACTGTTTAGTGTTTTTACAATTTCTACAATTTTTGAATGTTCAGTCTCAGTTAAATCTTTTCTTTGTTCGACTTCAATTTCTAAAGATATTTTTGTAGGAATCTTCTTATATTTATCCACAAAGTTGTGGATTTCTTCAAAAATAATTCTTTCTTCTTTTACATTAAAATATGAAGATTTAATAAAA